CAACGGAACAAAAAATTTTCGATTTTTGTGAAAAATCAGGCGAGGCAGTAGGATGGATAAAAGCGATAAGGAAAAGAGACAAAACGAACGCGCGGCAGTAAGGCGGCTGCTGATGTACTGGGGCAATGCAGAGCGCACGCGCACAGACAAAGAGCGGCAGCTTGTGACGGTAGATGAAGAGATAGAAAGCCAGTATGACCTTCACCCGCAAAGGCTGACGGGTATGCCGCATGGGAGCGGGGTATCTGATGCCACATACAATGCTGCGCTGAAAGCCACCCGCGAGATAAAACGGCTTGAGCGCAAAAAACGGCGCCTTGAGGCCGAGCTGCAAGAGCTGAATTATCACGCGGGCATGATAGAGTTCGAGGTGATGTGTCTGCCGCCGCTGGAGTGCGAGGTGATAAAGCTTAGGTATGTGGAGTATGGCGTGGCGAAGAGTGGCTACTGGGAAAAGGTGGCACAGCGGATGCACGTATCGCAGGATTGGGCAAAGGCTTTAGAGCGGCACGGCGTGGAGCGGCTTATAAATCGCATTGCCCCATAAAGTCAACACGATACAACACGATTTATATGCTATACTGATATCATCAAAAAAGGGCTTCCGCATGGGAGCCTTTTTGCATAGGGGGAAGGAATGGGCAGCTTTAAGGAGAAAATGGCGCTTGGCGACCAAATGGAAATGACGGGCGAATATGCCGCATTCGTTGAAAAATTCAAGCCGAAGCAAACAACGGATGATTGTTACACGCCCGATAATGTATATGCCGCCGTCCATGATTGGGCGGTTAAAGAATACGGCTTAGAGGGAGCGCGGATTATACGCCCGTTTTACCCCGGCGGGGATTACACGAAAGAGGATTACAGCGGGAATTGTGCGGTGATAGACAACCCGCCCTTTTCAATTTTGGCCGAGATTTGCCGCTGGTATAATCAGCGCGGAATACGCTTTTTTCTTTTCGGACCGGGTAAAACGCTTTTTTCGGGCAGCGGCATGGACGGTATAAATTATGTCATATGCGGGCTATCGATGATATACGATAATGGCGCGACCATAGATACAAGCTTTATCACAAACATGGGGCAATACAAAATCATGGTCGCACCCGACCTGTATGAAGCAATAAAAGCGGCCGATGATGAAAACCGCGAGAAGGTTACAAAGCCGCTGCCGAAATACGATTACCCCAACCACGTTCTGACGGCGGCGAGGATAAAGCGCATTGCAAAATACGGGCAGTCATTAAGGATACGCGCCGAGGATTGCGCGTTTATCCGCGCGCTGGACAGCCAGAGGGGCACAGGGAAGGCGGTTTTCGGCGGCGGTTTTCTTTTGTCGGAAAAAGCAGCAGCAGAAAAAGCAGCAGCAGAAAAAGCAGCAGCAGAAAAAGCAGCAGCAGAAAAAGCAGCAGCAGAGAAAGCGGCAGCAGAGAAAGCAGGGGCAAAAATATGGGAGCTATCGGAGAGGGAAAAGGAAATAATAAGACGGCTTGGGTGACGTGGATACACACACCCGCCACCTGCAAAGAGTGCAAGCACTATGACAAAAATAAAAGGCGGTGCGGAGTGAAGGAGCGCCCATATCCGGCAAGGAGGGGGCGGCGATAATATGGCGCAGAAACCGGCGCACTTCTGCGCATGGCCTAACTGCAACAATGTCACAACCGACAAATATTGCGCCGACCACCGCGAGGCGGGCGAAGCAGCGGAGCGGGAGAAAAAGCTTGAGCAGCTGCGCAGGCGTGACGGCAGGCGCGGCACGTCAAGGGAGCGCGGGTACAATGCAAGGTGGGATAAGTACTCAAAATGGTTCTTGTCCCGACCGGAGAATCAGCTTTGCGCCCTGCGGCTGGACGATGGCTGTGCGATTGTGGCGCAATGCGTTGACCACATCGACCCGCCGAATGGCGCGAACGACCCGAAATTCTGGGACAAAACCAACCATCAGCCTGCGTGTATACATTGCAACAGCGTAAAGGGACATAAAAACATAAAAGGCACGAATGGCATGAGATAAACGCATGGATGAAAACAAGAAAGGAGAACAGTATGCCGACCGGGAGAAAACCAACCCCGCTGAAACTGGTGGACAACGCCAAGGCAAGGCACACAAAAGAAACGCTTGACGGACGACAGAACGGCGAACCGGAAGGCTGTACCGATAAATTAACGCCGCCCAAAACCATATCAAGCGAAGCGAAAAAAGAGTGGAAACGCATAGTTAAGCTGTATCGTCAGCTTGACGCGAAGATAATCAATGACTTGGACATATCTACCCTTATGGCGTACTGCGAAAGCGTAGCAATATACCGCAGGGCGCAAGAGGAATACCAGAACCGCCCGCTGGTCTATATGAATGCGGACGGCAGACCCGCAGAAAACCCGTATATTACTATAATGCGGCGTGAGGGACAGAACATAGCGAAATACGCGGAGCAGTTGTGTCTGTCTCCGGTAGGCCGCGCAAGAATGGGAGTTGCGGCCGCCAAGAAGGAAGCAGAAAGCGACCCAATGGCGGCCTATCTGAACAAGTACGGTGGTTGACGCAAAAAAGGCGCTTGCGGTTATAGAATTTGTGCAGGCGTTAAAGCATACGGGTGATTTTTACGGGAAGCCTTTCGTGCTGCTGCCGTGGGAAATTGACGTTATAAATGCCGTATATGGCACGGTGAATGAGGACGGGAAGCGCCAATACCGAACGGGTTATTTGGAGATAGCCAAGAAGAACGGCAAAACCGAGCTTATAGCCGCACTCAGTCTTTACCATCTTGTGATGGATCCGGCGGGAGGCGAAATATATTGCGGCGCAGCCGACCGCAATCAAGCATCCATAGCCTTTAACGCGGCAAAGAGTATGGTGGAGCAGAGTAAGGTGCTATCCAAGATTATAAAAATCAAGGACAGTACAAAAGAAATGTTGAACCTTCGCACGCATACGCGCTTCAAGGTGCTCTCGGCGGAGGCGGCTACTAAGCACGGACTTAACCCGTCCGTGGTAATAATTGACGAGCTGCACGCGCACCCCAAGCGCGACCTGTGGGACGTGCTGACATTTGGCACGGGCGCGGCGCGAGACGAACAGCTTATCTGGTGCATCACCACGGCGGGCGACGACCCTGACAGAAAAAGCGTTGGTTGGGAGCAGCATGACATAGCCACAAAAATTATAAGCGGCGAGCTTGTAGACCCGACATTTTATGCCAAGATATATACCGTGCCTGAAACTGCGGATATATATGACGAGGCCAATTGGTACATCGCCAACCCCTCGCTTGGCGTGTCGATAAAAATAGAGAATGTCCGCAGCGAGGCGTTAAAGGCGCGGAACAGCCCTGCGGCGGAGAAGCTTTTCCGCTGGCTGCGGCTGAATCAATGGGTATCGTTGAAGCGCACAGGGTGGATGCCAATCACGCTGTGGGACGATACCGAAGGCGACTGGCACAAGTCCGATATGCTGGGGCGCGAGTGCTATGTGGGTATCGACCTATCAAGCACAACTGACCTTACGGGCGTGGCGGTGCTTTTCCCGCCGTTACCGGAGCAGACGGAATGGCGGTTTTTTGTGGATGCGTGGATACCGGAGGACAATATGCGCGAGCGCGAACAGCGTGACCATGTACCATTTGGCAGATGGGTTAAAGCGGAGCATATGCACGCAACGCCCGGCAATTGCGTCGATTATGCATACATAGCAAATTATCTTGATAAGCTGATGCTGGACTACAATGTAAAATATATTGCCGCCGACCAATGGCGAATTGATTCCCTGCGCCCGCTGATGCAGCAGGAAGTAGCACAGCAGAAGGTTATAACCATACCCCAGACAATGGCGGGAATGTCGCCCGCCATGAAGGAGCTGGAGCGCCTGATGATGGACGGCGAGATAACGCACGAGCATAACCCGTGCGGGCGGTGGACATTTGGCAACGTTGTGGTAGCACAGGACGGCAACGAGAACATAAAGCCGATGAAAAACAAGAGCATCGAGCGAATTGACCCCATGTGCGCACTTATAGACGCAATGGCGGCGGCGGTCAAACTGGAACCCAAACGAAGCGTATACGAACAGCGCGGCTTGCGCGTAATATGAGGTGGGAATGAAAAGAATCAAGCTATTCGGCAAAATAATTGAGATACGCGCGGCAAATGTAGAAAAACTGCCGCCTGTATCCAGCGATACGGCATGGCAGGATTACCTTATGGGCAACGGGTGCGCCATAAGCGCAGATACGGCATTACAGGTTGCGGCGGTTTTCCGGTGCGTTGACCTGATAAGTAAGACAATGGCGGCGCTGCCGCTGCATATGTACCGCGACCGTAACGACGGCAAGCAGAAGGCCAAAGACCATCCGTTATACAAGATTACAAATATACTGCCAAACCCGACCACGACGGCGTATGAAATGATGCAGATGCTTGTGGCAAACATACTGCTGACACGCGGCGGATATCTGCGCATAGTACGCAACCGCAGCGGAGTAATAACAGCGCTTAAGAATCTGCCCACGGCAAACTGTTCGCAAGTCTATACCAACAGCCGCAACGGGGAGCAGTACATATACGCCACGGCGGACGGCATAACCGAAACGCTGAGGGATGGCGATTTTGTGTTTATACCGGGGTTTAGATTTGCAAGCCGAACGCCGGAAGACCCGATGGACATAGCGGCGGGGGTGCTTGGCCTAAACGACAGCATGACAAAGTATGCACAGCGCGGATTCAGCGGCACATCACCGGGCGGGTATATAACATACCCCGGCGAATTATCCGACAGCGCGTACGAACGTTTCAAGGAGGACTTTAAGGCCAATTATGCGGGCGTGGAGAATGCGGGCAAATGGATGTTTTTAGAGAACGGCTCCACGGCACAGCCGTGGGACAGAGACATGCAAAAAACGCAGCTGCTCGACAGCCGCAAATGGGCGGTGACGGAAATATGCAGGATATTCGGCGTGCCGCCGCATATGTGCATGGACTTGGAGAAGGCCACATTCAGCAATATCGAGCAGCAAAGCGCTGAATTTGTGCGCGATTGCATAAACCCGCTATCCGTGCGCATAGAGCAAGCGCTTTACCGCGACTTGCTGACAACGGCAGAGCAGCGTGAATATTACTACAAATTTAACACAAACGGCCTCCTGCGCGGCGATACCGCGTCACGGACGAGCTATTATAACTCGATGCGGCAGAACGGCATAATGAACGCGGACGATATACGCGAGCTCGAGGACATGAACCCGTTGCCTGACGGGCTGGGGCGGATATACTTTATCAACGGCAATATGCTGCCGCTGGAAAATGCAAAAACTAAACGCGCCAAAGAGCGCACAGGTGAAAGGAGATACAAAAGGTGCATAAATTCTGGGAGTTCAAAGCCCTCGGCAATGCCGGAGAGCTTTTTTTGTATGGCGAAATAAGCGATACGTCGTGGTTTGGTGACGAAGTAACCCCCGCACAATTCCAGAAAGACCTTGCGGCGCTTGGGGATATATCCGCGCTTGATGTCTACATAAACAGCCCAGGCGGCGACATTTTTGCAGGATTCAGCATTTACAACATTTTGCAGCGGCATAAAGCGGAAAAGACCGTCCATGTAGACGGCCTTGCAGCCTCTGCCGCATCCGTCATAGCAATGGCGGGCGACACCATAAAAATGCCCGAAAATGCAACGCTGATGATACATAACGCATGGACATATACAGGCGGCGGCGCAGAGGATTTGCGGAAAACCGCCGACGAGCTTGAACGCCTTAACGGGCAGATTGCGGACATATACGCCGCCCGCACGGGCAAAGACAAGGACGAAATAGCGGCCATGATGAGCGCAGAGACGTGGATGAGCGGCAAGGAAGCAAAGGAAGCGGGCTTTGCGGATGAGCTGATTGAGAATAAAAAAATAGCGGCGTGCGCAAACGCGGGCAAGTATTTTGCCCGCTATAAGCACGCGCCCGATATAAATGAGCCTGATAATGGGGGAGAAATCCAGCCCACAACAGATACAACAAACGCAGCGCTGGCGGAACAGCGCGAAAGGTTTAAGGCCATGAGATTAAAAATTTTGGAGGTATGAAATGGCAAAAGAAATTTATGAGATGATGCAGGAGAGGGCGAAGATAACCGCCCAGCTGCGCGAGGTAATGAACCGCAATGACGCGGAGGAAATGAACGCGGACGACAAGGCAACGTATGACAGGCTTGAAAAAGAGTTTGACAAGCTTAATGCGAGCATAACCCGCGAACAGAAGCAGCTTGAACGCGAGCGCGCCGCCGGAGAAATCATCGAAAAGCAGCAGAATAATGCAAAGAACAAAGTGGGTGAAATGTTTGGCCGCGCCTTGCGGGGCGACCAAGGCGACATAGCTGCGTATCGCAACACCACGCAGACCCTTGGCACGAATGCCAACGCGGGCTATCTGACCGCCCCCGTTGAATTTGTGAACAGGTTGATAGCCGGACTTAAAAACGACATGTTCATGCGCCAGATCTGTGATGTTGTCGGCCCCATCGGCAATGCGCAGAGCCTTGGTTACCCGACGCTTACCGCCGATGCGTCCGACATCGAATGGACAACCGAAATTGCGGCGGCGCCCGAAGAAGCAACTATTGCGTTTGGCCGCAGAGAGTTTAAGCCTCAGCGCCTTGCGAAGCTGATAAAAATATCCCGAACCCTTATGCGGCACGCGCCCTCGCCCGACCAGACGGTGCTTGACAGGATACTCTACAAGGTTGAAGCCGCGCAGGAGAACGCCTATATGAACGGCGCGGGTACTAACGGCCCGCTCGGCGTTTTTGTCGCAAGCGCGAACGGAGTACCCGAAGCCCGCGACATTACAAGCGCCGCGACTGCAATAACCGCAGACGATATGATCGAAACCAAGTACGCGGTTAAGGGGCAGTATACGCGCAATGCGTCCTGGGTGATGCACCGCGACCTGTGCAAGACGCTGGCCAAGCTCAAGGGCAGCGACGGCCAGTATATATGGCAGCCGTCCGTACAGATGGGACAGCCCGACAGGCTGCTCGGAGCACCGGTGTACATGAGCGAATACGCGCCCAATACCTACACGGCGGGCAAGTACGCCGCGGTATACGGCGACTTTAGGACGGGTTACATGATTTGCGACGGCGACGGCCTGTACATACAGGTGCTCAACGAGCTGTATGCGCCGAATAACTCAATCGGCTATCTGGTCGAGTACTTCGGCGACGGCGCGCCCGTGGTAGGCGAAGCGTTTGCCCGCCTTAAAATTAAGGGCTCATAAGATGAACACGCGGGGCGTTTTGCCCCGCGCAAGAACGGAGGTTAGATATGGCGGCACAAATTTTGACGCAAACAATAATAAATGAGGCTGTAACGCTCGACGCGGCAAAGATGCATCTACGCATTAACCCCGACGATAACAGCGAGGATATGCTGATAATTTTGCCGCTTATCGCTGCGGCGCGGGAATACTGCGAAAACTGTACGGGCCGCTCGTTTGCGCCGCAGAAAATAACCGCATTGACGGACGCGGCAGGAACAACCGAACTGCCGCGTTGCCCGATAAAAAGCATTGACAGCGTGACGGTAGATGGCAAAACCGTGGAGTATACGGCGGACTTGCGGCGCGGAACGGTGACGGTCAACGAACCCAATGCTACTATCACATACACGGCGGGCGGGTATGTGCCGTTTATGGTACGGCAGGCAATGCTGCTGCTGATTGGGCATTGGTACGCCAACCGCGAAGCCGTCACAACCGCAAATACAAGCGAAGTTGACATGGCGGCACAGGCCATGCTGCGGCAATACAAAGGCTGGTGGTTTTGATGGCGGCACGCGCAAACGCGGGTGAGCTGCGAACAAAAATCACCATAAAAAATCCCGTATATACCATAAGGGACGGCTTCAGCCGAGAAGAATTTGTGAACGCATTTACGCGGCCTGTGTGGTGCAAGTGGGTTAACGCGCACGGCGCGGAGATATACCAAGCCGCCGAGCTGCATTTACGCGAGCCCGCAACGATAACCATGCGGTATTCGCCGTTGGTGACGGTCAAAAGCCGCATATGGCGGGAGAGAGACACGGAACCATATGAGGTGATAAGCATCAATAACGTCAACGACCGCTGCGAATTTTTGGAAATCAAAGTACAAAGGGTGGTGACGGCATGACGATTGCGGAAATACTGCAAGACAAATACACCGTATGCCACCCGCCCTACATGGGCGACGCAGCCGAGTACGTGACCTATCAGCTTATAACCCAATCGACAACGCTGTACGCCGAAGGAACCGAGGCTGAAACGTCTGTGCTGTATGCGGTAGACTACTACACCAAGACCGTGCCGTTTGAGACGAAGCTGCTTGAAATCAAGCGACTTTTGCAGGCGGCGGGATGGACTTGCACCGTAAATGCCGAGGACTATGAGCCAGATACGGGGCTGTATCATATCCCCATGACGGCGACACATATAGGCGGTATATATGGCTAAGATGTATGTGGATGGCATAGACAACATACAAAACGCCTTGCACACGACCGAGGACGGCATAGCGGACTTTGTGGACGATTTGCTCGCGGCTGGCGGGGAAATCGCAAAGAAAAAAATCGAGGAAAGCATAACGCGGCACCATCACGTCAGAACGGGCGAACTACTAAGGTCTATCAAAATCACAAAAGGCAAAGACAAGGACGGGCAAAAATACAGCGAAGTCAAAGCTACTGGAAAAAGAGAAAGAAACTCGAAGGGCACCGCAAACAGCTATATTGCATATGTCCTGAACTACGGGCGGTCAAATTACCGCGGCACACATTTTTGGACGGAAGCGGAAGAACAAGCCCGCAAAGAGTATGAAGAATTGATGGAGAAGAAAACAGAACAATACCTGAAGGAGAAAGGACTAAATTAAATGCCTACTTTTGACTTGCGCGGCCTGAAAGTGGCCGAGTACAAAAACGCAAGCGGCACGGTGACATACGACACCCCCACAAGCATGGGCGACGCTATGACCGTGCAGCTTAATCTTACGTCCGCCGAAGGCAGACTATATGCAGAAGGCAAACTCGCCGAATATATGAAACAGGTAACGGGCGGCACGATATCCGCGGGCGTGAAGTACATCCCCGACGATGCCCAGAAGCTAATGTTCGGCGTAACCGAAAAATCCCGCACCATATCCACCGCGGCGACCAAGAGCCTTTTGACCACGGCGAAGGATACACCTAAGTATGTCGGCCTTGGCTTTTATGCGCCCGATATGCGGGACGGCACGAATAAGGTAACGGCTTGTTTTGTGCATAAGGTGCTTTTCGGCCAGCCCGCAATGAATTTGCAGACCAAAGGCGAAAACATACAATTTCAGACCCCGACGACAACGGGGCAATTTCTGCCGAGCGACGCGGACACACAAGACATAATGGAGGTGGCCGTGCTTGACGATGCTGCTGGGGCTATAGCGTGGATAAACGCTTGCTTTGGCGCGAGCGCGTAAGGAGGCCACATGGACGACATTAGGCTTAAAACCGCACCGTTTGAGTGGCGCGGAGAAAAAATAAAGCTGTGCTGCAACATGAACGTTTTGGCGGATGTGCAAGAAGCCTACGGCGGCGACATATCCCGCACCTTTAAGGGCAGCACCATACGGGCAACGCTGACATTTTTGACGGCAATGATAAATGACGCTACGGACGGCGACTTGACCGTGCGCGAGGTAGGGCGCGAAATCCCTATAAGCCAGCTGGGCTGTATAAGCGGCGTTGTGCTGCCCCTTGTGACCGATGCGCTGAAAGGCGAGGACACAGAAAAAAAAACGGAGACAGCGGCGAACCGCTGAATTTTGCATGGTATCTTGCTGTGTGGGTGATGGCGTTACGGCTGCCCGAACGTGATTTTTGGGCGACTGCAACGCCATACCGCATAGCAAAAATTCTGGCAGCGTATAAAGAGATAGGCAAGGCGAAAGAGGCTGAAAAGCCCGTAAGCCTTGCAGAATACTTAGGAGTATAAAGCGATGCCAAATGTTAGAACGCGATTTATTGCAGAGGGCGAAAAAGAATATAGGCAAGCGCTTGGCAACATAAACGGTAGCCTGAATATACTTAACGCTGAAAGCAAAAGGCTACAGGAACAATTTAAGGGCAATGAGGATAGCCTCGAGGCATTAACCGCAACAAACAAAAATCTTAATAAAATTGTCGGTGAATTGACGAAGAAGCAGGAGCTGCAACAGGAACGATTAAAAAAACTGACGGAAGCATACGGCGAAAATGATGCCCGCACCATGCGCATGGCCAAAGCAGTAAAAGACACCGAAGCCGCCCTGCTGAAACAAAAACGCGCGCTCGAAGAAAGCAAGGATGCCGTAGAAAACTTTGGGCAAGAAGAAAGCAAGGCAGAAGAAAACACCCAAGACCTTGGCGACGCGCTTAACGATATCGGCGGCAAATTCGGCATAAGTCTGCCAAAGGAAATGACCAACACCCTTAACGGGATGCTTAAAATCGACACGCAGACGCTTGTGACAATAGGTACATTTGCCGCCTTAGCCGCGGCGGTGGCAGAGGTCGAAAAAGCGCTTATAAGCCTGACTATAGAATCAGCGGCATACGCGGATGAAATACTTACGCAATCCGTGGTGACGGGGCTATCGACCGAAGCGCTGCAAGAATATCAGTATGCCGCCGAGCTTGTGGACGTATCGCTGGATACGCTCACTTCAAGCCAATCAAAAATGATAAGGAGCATGGATGCGGCACGGCGCGGCAGCAAAGAGCAAGCGGAAGCCTTTGACAAGCTGGGCATTAGCGTGCAAAATGCGGACGGCACGCTGCGCGACGCACAAGATGTCTTTGGCAATGCAATAGACGCGCTTGGGGCTATAAGCAATGAAACGGAACGCGACGCGATAGCAATGACCATCTTCGGGCGTTCCGCACGCGACCTAAACCCATTGATAAAAGCCGGTAGCGACGGCTTGCGCGAACTTACCCAAGAGGCGCACAATGTAGGCTATGTAATGGGCGAGGAAGCATTAGATGCTTTGGGCGCGGTTGATGACCAGCTACAGCGCATGAACCGCTCAGGCGAAGCCCTCAAGAATCAGATTGCCGTCGGCATGGCTCCGGCAGTCGAAAATCTGATGAAAAAAGGGGCTGACCTTTTTGTGCGGCTGCAAGAAGCCGCCGAGGGGTCTGGCATTTTAGAGGTTTTCGGCGCGCTGCTTGACGTGGTATCCGCGCTTGAACCGCTTTTTGATGTCCTTCTCGGCACGGCGGAGGATGGCGTGCCTGTGCTGCAAACCCTTGCGCTTGCGCTGGGCGTGCTGGCCGACGCGCTGACCATAGTAGCTAACACCATCGCCATAGTCATAGAACTGTTTAAGCAGTTGTTTAACCTTATCAGCGGTAAGGGCTTTGACGACAGCAACCTCACACGCTACGGGGAAAATATAGCCAAGGTTTTTAGCGACGAGGGGGCGAGCGCCCGCGCGTGGAGCGGCGGCTTTGGGAGAAACATAGGCCGCAACGCGGACGGCACGGACTACTGGCCCGGCGGGCTGACTTGGGTAGGCGAACGCGGGCCGGAACTGGTATCCTTGCCGCAGGGGAGCAGGGTATACAGCGCGGAGGACAGCCGCAACATGGGCGGCACGAATAACTACTATTTGACCGTGCAATCGCGCGACATGGAAACTGTGGCGGCAATGACGGCAACATTCAAGCGCGCAAGGCAGGCAGAAAGGGCAAAGTAATGGCAAAAACGACCATAAAGACGTATTTTACAAGCGTGATGGACGGGAGGGGAAATAACGAAATAATCCGGGTGAATGGCTCCGCCGAGCAATGCCAAGGATATGTGCCAGGGATAGTGACGCTAAAGTATAGCGGACTGTCTATTCCGGCCGGGAAGAAGGCAATAAAGCACACAATAAAGCTGCATTTGGGCTCGCCGTCAAGTAAATACTGCTACTACAGCACCAGCTACCCGGCGCCACCGGATGGATATACAATACAAGAGACAACCTCGGATCCCCGTGAACTTGAGGTGAATCCGTCTCCCGCTATCCCAGTGCGCGGTTTTGCATATATGCAGTATACTGCCGGATATGCCAATATAATAAAAGAATATAATAATATGCCGAGCGAAATAGCAAGCGGGGACTGGATATCGCTTGAATTGCCGCGGGAGCAAAATCTGCCGAGCGATGGTAGCATATATCTCACCCAAATGTCGGCATATACCCCGGCATCTAACTCGATAGAAAATAGACTGCCCGGCAAGGTGGCGTATAAATATAGCGATGTTTACTACTACAATTTTATAAATTATTTTTGGGCGAATTTTACCGATTATGAACTGTCAAACCGCAGCTGCATAGAAACGGTAATTGCAGACTGCCCGCAAACCCCGACCGTAAAAAGCCCGATACTGGGAGAGACGGTCGCGCCAAGCGGCGGCGTGGTGCGCTTCAGCTGGGCGCATAACCCCAGCCCGCAGAGCAATCTGCCGCAAAAGGGCTACAATCTGCAAATATCGGGTGACGGCCTGACGTGGGAGACAATCACCGCGACAAGCACCAACCAATATGCCGATGTGCCGATTGCCAAAATCCCCAGCGGTAATTTTTACTGGCGCGTACAGACCATAGACACAGATGACGCGCCCAGCGATTACAGCGACCAGGCATATGCATACTACGGTACAGCACCGACGGCTCCGAGTATAGTGACAAGCGTTTTCACGGCGGCAAAACCGCGCTTGATATGGACGACCACCTTTGCCCAGAGTGCATACAAGGTGCAAATCCTAAAGGGCGCGACCTACATAGTGGACATCACAGCGGAGAGCAGCGACCAATTTTATGATATTCCTGTTGCGCTTGAAAACGGTCAACAGTACACCGTGCGCGTATCCGCGCGGGATGAAGCGGCGCACTACAGCGCATGGGCAGAGGATGCCATAACGGCAAATTACATAATTCCGACCACGCCATCCTTCTTTCTTTCAAAAAAAAAAGATGGCATTGAACTGATAATAAGCCACAACCAAACAGGAATACTGCGATATGATATATACCGCTTTAGCCCCGGCGAAACGGATTTTATCCGCATCGGCAGCACCACGACAAAAAAGTATAAAGACTGGTCTGTAATGGATGGCGAAGTGCGATATAAGGTTATAGCCGTAAGTGACAGCGGTGAAAGCAAGGGCGCACAGCAGCGCACGACATTTGAACTGACGACAGGGTGGCTTACGCCCGTGGACGACCCCACGCACCCATTTGAGGTGCGCTACAACGTGCAGGACAGGTATCATACCGATTATGACGTTAGTATGATGGAATACGCAGGCCGCGAAAAGCCCGTGGCGGAGTTTGGGCAGATAGCGCAAAGGAGCATAAGCGTATCCTTTGCCACAAATGACAAGGACGCATACAAGGCGCTTGAACGGGTGATACGGCAGCGCAAAACGATATTGTATCGAAATGCACGCATGAAAATGTACGGCGTGTGCATAAGCCCCTCCGACCAGCCCGCAGACTACTACGGCATGATATATAATCTGTCGTTTATCATAAACGAAGTCGAATATAGCGAGGTAGTATGATGCAGTTTGCACGGGGAGGATATACGGATGCAGAGATACAGGCGGCGCTTGTAGCACCCACGCGGCAAATCCGCGTGCGCTACGAACTGCTGGGGCGCGACTTGCAGTACAAGCGCGACATAACGACCGTATCCAGTGGAACTATAACTTTTGACAGCGCCGCAGCGATTATGCGCACGGCGCTGTTTGAAATGCGAGATGAAGAGATAGACTATCTCAGCGCGCGTGTCCGCCCCGTCTTTGGGCTGCGCATGGGTGATACATGGGCGGAATGGCCGCTGGGGGTATTTGTGTTGTCGTCGCCGGAACGCGTGGCGAAAGCAAAGACGGTATCGCGCACAGTAGAGGCATACGACCTTAACCAACTGCTAAAGACGGACGGCATATCCACGCGGCTATACTATCCGGCAGGGACGCGCTACACAGACATAGTGCTTAATGTGCTGTACGGCGCGGGCATAACCCGCGCGAACATCGAAGGCGCGGAGGACACTATTGCCGAGGCGGTTGAATACGCGCCCGGAGCATATAGGCTGGACATAATCAACGAGCTTTTGGCGGCAATTAATTACACACCCATACACCCCGACGCAAACGGAATTTTTATTGCACGCAAGCAAAGAGACGTTGAACTGAGCGATATCGCATACAAGTACAGCACTAAGCAGGACAGCGTGATAATGGGCGAGGCCAAAGAGGCTGTAGACTACTTTGACACGCCAAACAGATTTATCGCCTATGTATCGTCCCCCGAAGTCGCGCCCATGCGGGCGGTGTATGAAAACGACGACCCACAGTCACCCCTAAGCACCAAAAACAGGCAAGTAGTGACGGAAGTAATCGAACTGCGCGACATAAGCACACAGGCAGAGCTTGATGCGTATGTGCGCCGCCGAGCAATCGAAGCCGAGGCGGATTTGCACGGCATAGACTTTGCCGCGGGCCTTATGCCGATGCATGGCTATAAGGACGTGTATCAATTTGAGCATGACGTACTGGGCATAAACGAGATTTACCAAGAAACCGCGTGGAGTATGGAACTGCGTGCGGGCGGCAAGATGCGACACAAAGCAAGGAGGATTACGGAGTGAATTTTGCAACCATAAAAGCCGTGCATGATGATGGTGTAACGCTGTCATTTGACGACGGCAGCGAATCCCAAAAGCATTACAAGGTCAACAGCGGCGTTGTTTTTAACGCGGGCGACCGCGTGCGAATTTTGGAGGATAACGGCACATATGTCGTTGAATATGTGGTAGGCCGACCAATAAAGGCAATCAACGCAGGGACGGCAAGCACCGCAGGCAGCGCGAATAAGCTTAGTACTGCCCGACAAATCCGACTGACTGGCGATGTAGATGGTACGGCGAACTTTGACGGCAGCGCGAATATCAGCATAAGTATAACGTCGCTGCGGACAGCCAAGCTGAAAAACGCTTTTGCCCCCAACGACAAGACAAAAGATATACAGCTATGGGCGCAATACAACAACGCCCTGTGGTATCGGGTCGGCACGGGCACGCGTACCAAGCTGACCAACGAATAAGGAGGACACATGACCTACAATATCACCCTAACTACCAACCACCAGACCCTTACCGCCGAATATCTCCCCCTTGCCGCTGAATCCGTGCAGTACCTTACCGCAAAGGTGATATGCGAGACGGAGGACTGGACAGGGCGCGAGATTAAAGCAATGTTTGGGCAGGGCTGCACGGTACACGAGATATCCGTGACAGGCGGGGAGATAACCGCTAAGCAGCAGCTTAACCTTACAGCGGGCGACTGGCGCGTATGGCTTGTGGGCAACTCCGCGCGGGACGGGGAAGTAATCCCGCGCATTACCACAAACGTTGCGCATATCAGCGTAGCCCCGACAGGCGGCACGGAGGGTAATCCATTCCCCACAATCCCGCCCACGGCGGAGGAGCAGCTGCGGGCAGATATGGGCAATCTTGCCGACCTGACCACAGAGGACAAGAGTAGTCTTGTGGCAGCCATAAACGAGGCGGCTGAAAGCGGCGGCGGCGGCGCTGCCGATGCCGTGACTTATACCCCGCAAACCCTGACGACCGAACAGCAAAAGCAAGCCAGGACGAATATCGGGGCGTACACCAAACCCGCCTCCGGCATACCCAAATCCGACCTTGCGCAGAGCGTGCAGACAAGCCTTGACAAGGCTGATACGGCTATATCTCTCGGCCTGACCGCCGCAACCCCCGGCCAGATAATCAAGGTCAAGGCCGTGCAGGACGGCAAGCCGACGGAGTGGGAAGCGGTGGATATGCCAAGTGGGGACAAATGGGAAAAAATAAAAGAAATTACCATAGCCGAAGATGCCGGAGAGGCTAACGCTCTGACTATAAATGCCGATGAGAACGGGAACGCTTTTAGGCTTAAAAAGGCGCGATTATGCGCCAAATTCCCCGCATATACGGGTACAAGCAACATACCGAACTACTCGTTTGCTATGCTCAATGGGAAAACGACGGGGCGAGTACACACGCTAATCTATACCGGCTTATGGCCTAAAATATCAACAAATATCATAACCGGCGCCGTATACTATGTTGATGTATCTGGTACGCAACAAATCGAGCATGCGCAGTGCAACGGCAACGCCGGCTGGTCTGACGACACATCTCGCGATTATAGGACATATGGGAGCAATAATGATCAACTTAAAACTATTTATGGTGATACGTTATGGGCTAAGCCAATTACATCTATAGGCGGGACTGGCATGCTAATATATCCTGGGTGCCATTTTGTATTATATGGGGTGAGAAAGTGAAAATTTGTGAAAACGGCATAATCCGTGACATGACCGCGGAAGAAATAGCAGAGCTTGAACAGCTTGCGGCAGAACAGCCCGCGCCCGAACCCACAGCAGAAGAAAGAATAGCAGTGCTTGAAGAAGCGTTAAATATGCTGCTATCGGGGGTGACGGAATGACGGACGAGCTGCGTGAAAAAATCCTTGCGTACAACCGCAGGATAAAGGCTGACCGCATGGAGCGGGACGAGCTGAAAGCCAAGCTTGACCGTATCCGCGCGGCAGTAGATGGTATGACGGGGCTGCCGAGCGTATCAAAGCTTGCGGCCTTTTTAGAGACCATCAAAGAGATTATAAAGCCAGAGGAGGGCTAAAATTATGAAAAGATACTTTGCAATGGTGCTTGCCGTTGTGCTGCTGTGCATCTGCACGGGCGCAATGGCTATGGGCTGGGGACGCACGGATAATCCGCCCCCGACTTACACCGTGACCGTGACTAAGCTGGACAAGGTGGCGACCACCAGCGGCGCGGCCTATACCCCTGCACCGGGCAAGGCTGCTACAGTCGGCACGGTGGTGTACTTTACGGCAAAATTTGCAGATGCCGAAGGCAATCCCGTGCAGGGCACTATCAATCTTACGGATATGGACGTGCTGTATCTTGATGGCGATGTAGTCGCCGCGATAGTCACAGGCGCATACCCCGCCGTGCGGGCGGTATACAAGTATACCACCCCATTGGCGGAGCTGACCTATGACGGCAAGCCCGTGACCATAAGCGGAGATACCGTGACCATAGGCAGCTTGACATTCGTCCGCCGCAATGGCGCGGCGGTAGATGTATCCATAGCGGGCGGCCTTGCCGACCTGACCCGCGAGTTGAACGCGCTGAGTATGACGCTTGACGACATCTACGCGGGCAAGATATATATGGACGATGCTGCGCTTGTGGCAAATCTCGGGCAGCACATCAAAGCCGAGGCCACGGCGGTATGGGGCGCTGATAGCGTGGTAGTGCGCACACCCGACTTGCCGCAGACCGGCTCCGCCCCCGTGCATATAGGCTATATAATGATTCTTGCCGCGCTGGCCTTGGTGGGAGTAAAGATATGGGCGAAAAAGTGAAGGAATTTTTGGCTTACCTTGAAAGCCACATCGGCGACGCTTACGTTTGGGGCGCACAGGGCGAAAGGGTAGACAACCGCGTCGACCTTGAAAAATGGGTGCGGCGCAAGGAAACTTCACGCCGCGAGGCCGACCGCGCCCTTGCATACATCAAAAAAGCCACCAAAACGCCGCTGTACGCCTTCGATTGCAGCGGCCTTATCATTCATTGGCTGCGTGACATAAAAGGGCTGATTGACGGCGACACAAGTGCCGCAGGGCTGTACAGACAATGCACCCAAAAGGGCAAGCTTGCCGCGTGGCAGATGCAAGCGGGCGATTTGATATTTAGGTACAGCTTCGCAATGGGCAAAATGGGGCACGTGGGAGTATACGTCGGCAACGGAATGGTGATAGAGGCACAAGGCCGTGACGCTGGCGTAGTGATGCGCCACTTGTCTTACGGCGGCTGGACGCATCAGGGCAGACACCCCGCGCTGGCGGAGGATACCGCCCCAACCGTTTTCAGGCTGACCTCGCCCATGATGCGCGGCGAAAATGTGAAGCTTATGCAGACCGCATTGAACGCCTGTGGCTACGATTGCGGCAAGGCCGATGGAATATGCGGCAAGGCCACAATGACGGCTGTAAAAGCCTTTGCAACAGCCCATACGGAGGTGTAGCCCGTGGAATGGTGGGGATGGTGTGCATCAATACTGGGGGCTATCGTGCTTATCGCGCAAGGCATAAAGGCGATAAGGGAAATCATAGCCCCCGCATTATCTATGCGGGAGAAGCTTGACAAGGTGCTTGAGCATGATTCAAACGATTTGAAGCGATTTGAAGAAATTAACATAAAATTTGAGCAGCAGGAAATCACAAATCAGGCCATTATAACCGGCCTTGTGGCACTGATAAATCACGAGATTGACGGAAACGGAATTGACGGGCTGAAAAACGCCCGTGCAGAACTTTTACAGCACATAATTGAAAGGAGATAAACATGACGAACGAATTTTTTACTTGGGCGGTGCTTTTGACTTACGCGGGGGCGACCCTCGCTACCAGCCTTATCACACAGCTTATAAAGGGTGTGGGCTTCATCGACAAAATACCCACGCGCCTGACCAGCTATGTAATCGCGCTTGTGGTGCTTATTGCCGCCACCTTTTTCACCGGCGGCCTGACCCTTGAGGCGGGTGCGCTATGCGTGATAAATGCCGTGGTTGTGTCCCTTGCCGCGAATGGCGCGTATGATGCCATAGCCCGCGACAGGAAGTAAGATTGCCGCCGCCCCTCTGCGACAAAAATTGCCGGAGGTGAAAGGCCGATGAGAAGCCGGCCTGTGTGGTGGACAAAAATATTTTGCAGACCCTCTCCCGCGCGGAGTGGGAATGGATTATCTATCAGCGGATTTTCTGCGAGCGCGACCGCTGGCTTGTGGCGCGGCATCTGCTGGACGGTGTGCCGTATGACAGGCTTACAGCGGAGTATCAGGCGCGGTACACCGATGCGCCGCTGGAGTATGACCAAATTCGCCGCCGATACAAGGCGGCGGAAAGAACCCTTATAAAATATGCCCCCTGATGGGGGCTTTTTTATTTTTTGGGGGCTTGACATATGCCTAATGCTGTGGTATTTTAATAGTGCCATCCGGCAACGGATGAGGATTGAAATATTTGATTTTTCGTTTTTGCGTCCGGGACGCATGCCACCCGCTTGCGGGTGTGGATTGAAACATTTAACTTTAGGTTTTCAGACCGGAAAAGATGCACCGCCGTGCATCTTTTTTTCTTTCCCCCGGTTATTTCACCCAACCCCAAAGATTTATCCAGCTTTTGGGACAAAATATCCGGTACATATAGGGCGGGCTTGTCCAGTTGAGCCAATCGAATGTCCATGCATCGCCCCATTGACGGTCGTCCGCCAGCGCGTCCAGCTCCGGTATCCGCTCATCTGACACGCAGTACACCCCGTAGCCCTCGTCCGTGATGTAGTGGCGTAAAAACTCCATGTTATACTTTTCGGCTAAGGCCATCAGCGCGGCCTTGGTTCTCGGCATTCTTGCTTCCATCTTTTTGTCCTCCTCAATCTTACAGTCGGCCTTCTTGCCATTTCGTCCCGACGTTTATCAGTATCGCTGTCCGATATGCGGCTGTGGCGGTTCGATAATCATCGGGGTCGATGTTAACCATCTCGCAGAGCATCTCCAATAGGCCTGTCTCGTTGTCGGGGTCGTCGTCTATTGCGTCAATCAGTTCATCTGCCGTCGCCATGCGCACATCGCTGCGGGGGAAACCGTCCTGCTCGACAATCAATGATGTGATGATGTCGTCGCCGTACTTTTCGTGGGTCTTTGTGCCTTCAATCGCTTTGTATGCTTTCATTTTTTAACTCCCTTCGGGGCTTGTCGCCCTTGCTTTATCTTATGGCTATATTATACACCGGCTTACACTATTTGTCAAGTGTTTGCTTGACAAAATTAAAAATATTTTTGCACTACATATATATGCCGAAAGCCTCTGCCAATGCGGCCTTGTGCTTTTCGCGGATTTGGCTTGTGCCACATACCCAATCATGCACCGCTTGACGACTTATACCACAGGCCGCGCCAACGTCTTGTAGCGTTAGCCCCTTTTCGCGCATTTTTGCCGCCAGATAGTCACAATCCTCAAGGATGGGGGCTGCTTTGCCGCGATAAAAAGCCAAGTCCCACATACATTGCTGCTCCGCGCTTATGATTTTATCGCCGTCGTCAAAGTCCTCGGGCGTAAGCGGCTGTAATGCGTCGCTTATGGCGCGTTCAAGGGGGTGCGTCATTTTGCGGGCGGCCATAAGCCACCGCATGGACAGCGCGAAGCCATGTGCCGGACGGCGTTGTGCCTCCGCGAATAACGCTGGCTCGCTAAACTTATCGGGGCTGATGTGCCACATCAGCCCGTAGATATACCCAAGTGTCTTTACTGCTTCATCTTGCATTTTTCTTTCCTCCTTATTTTATCGTTGCCTTGTAGGCATTGATTACCTCGCGTCCCCATTCGCCGCGCAATGTCCTGTCGCGGTTGTCTATCCAGTATTTCGCGGCGGTGAAGGTCTCTACAATCCATGTGATACAGCGCATTCCTTCCTCGTCAGCGCCAAGGGCCATTATATCGTCTATTTTTTCCTTGCGGATTGCATTTGCCCATGCGACCTGCTTCGGGGTTCCGCCCAGTTCGGGCCACTGTTTTTTCTTGCTTTCCTGCGCCGCCTGTGCGTCAATCGCCTCGCGCTCTGCCTGCTTGCGGGCCTTGTAGCATTCGGGGCATTCGCCGTGCGTCTCGTACCAGTTGATCTTGCGCTCACGCTCTTTGCCGGATCCAAACAGCTCTATCGTTGCAGTGTGGCCGCAGGAAAATGTTACATCGTACTTCATAATTTTTAACTCCCTTCGGGGCATTGCCCCTTGCTTTATCTTATGGCCTTATTATAGCATGCAATTCCATTTTTGTCAAGTGTTTACTTGACAAAAATTAAAAATATTTTTCCCACCAAGTGCCCTATAAATTCCCTCCCCGCGCCCTGTGCGCGGGGCTTAATTTTTGCGAAAATTAAGACATAAGGAGGCGAGAAAAAATGTGGAATCCTAACCCTTTTTTTGGCGGCTATCAGCAGCCCCAGCAGTACCAGCAGCGCACCGAAATTGCCCAAGTCAATGGCGAGGGCGGAGCGAAGGCATATAGCCTTGCGCCCAATAGCAGCATCCTGCTGCTGGACACCACCGCGCCCATAGTCTGGCACAAGTGTACCGACAGCGCGGGGTATCCTACACTGACCCCGTACACTATCACACCGTATCAGCCTGCGCCGCCCGTGGATATCAATGATTTGGCGGCAAGAATATCGAAATTGGAGGACAAATTAAATGCCGAATCCCATACTGCAAGCAATGAAAGCTGGAAGCCAGCAGACCCCGCAAATATCCCCGCAGCTAATCGCCCAGGCGAAAAGCATGATGGGAATGCCCGCGCAAATGCAGCAGGTAATGCGGATGCTCGGCGGGCGTGACCCCCAGCAGATGTTTTACAGCCTGTGCCAGCAAAAAGGCATAGACCCCGAGAGTATCTTGTCCCAAATCCGATAAATCACGCGCGATTTATATACCAAAAAAATTATGAAGGAGAAAAGACAATGGATAATGTACCCTCTTTGGCGGATATCGCCGCCGTAACGGACAAAAACGACGGCCTTGGCGGCAGCATGGGCGGAGGTTTTTGGATATTCGCGTTAATCGTTCTCCTCGCCATGATGGGCGGGGGCTTTGGCGGCTGGGGCAATCGCGGCAACGGTGACTACGGCCAGTACGCGACCGCAGCGACGCAGCAGGAAATCCTTTTCGGCCAGCATTTTGGCCAGCTTAATGACCGCTTGACCAACATCGGCAACGGCATATGCAGCCTTGGCTACGATATGCAGGGCAATATCGGCCAGCTGGGCAAGGAAATAGCCCTCGCGCAGAACGGCACGAATATGACCGTGATGCAGTCCGCGAACGGCATACAGAGCCAGATGGCCGAGTACTGCTGCGCCGTACAGCGTGGCATGGATGCCATTAACGCCAATATCGACGCAAAATTCGCGGCTCTTGAAAAGGCACAGCTTGAGCAGCGCATAGCCCAGCTTGAGCAGGCCAATAACCAGCTCTTTGTGCGCGAGCAGCTGACGGGCGTGGTACGCTACCCCAACGGCTACACTTACAACGCCGGAAATAGCCCGTTTTGCGGCTCCGGCTGCGGCTGCGGCAATAGCTGCTGCTAAGACATGACACACCATCCGGCATTGCCGTGACTATCGGGGCGGCTTAGACCGCCCCTTGATTATGAAAGGAGAAAATTATGGCTTGTAAGAATATATGCCAGCTTTGCCCCCACCTGATTATATCCCAGTCCGTGACATTTGTGGCGGGTACTGGGCTTATCATCAATCTGCCCGCAGGAGTATACGCCAACGGCGAGAAGTATTGCATCGTCGTGGCGCAGAGCATACCGGATACCACCACCATATCCGCGCCCGTATATATCACCATCGGCACAGGCACGGCGCAGTATCCCCTGATAAATCGCTGCTGCGCACAGGTGACCGCGTGCAGCATGCGCAAGCGCACCAAGTACAGCACCGTAGTATCCACCACCCCTACGGGCGGGACGTTTAAGCTGCTCGGCAACCCACCTTGCGCACCGAATAACGACTTGACGGGTCTGACTGGCGGAGCCGTCGCCACCGTGGCGGAGGCGACAAAGAAATGAAGCTAATTAACGATTTGTCCGACCAGATTTGCGAAGAAATCGCGGACGCTGAAAAGTATGCTAAGTGGGCGCTTACGGTCAAGGACGATATGCCGACCGTAGCGCAGACCCTGTACACCATATCGGGGCAGGAGCTGACCCACGCATCCATGCTGCACGACCTTGTAGTCCGCGCCATATCGGACTACAAGGCCAAGCATGGCGACCCGCCCGCCGATATGCTGACGCTGTATAAGTATTTACACGGCAAGCAGATAGACAAAACGGAACGTGTAAAAAGGTATCAGGAGATGTATAAGGCGTAACCTATTTACACCAACCCCCGGCAACTTTCCGGCAACTTTATATTGTGCGTCCGTGCTGTCGGCTGTTTGCAAAAACGCCTAAATATCTATATTTTTCAGCGCAACGGCGTACTTTGGTGGACGAAAAATCCAAGTAGCTGCCGGATACCAAAGAAGAAAAGCACTCATAAAAATGGGTGCTTTTTCTT